CCGTCTCTTGCTCCGGGGTTGGTTCGACGTAACGAGCCATTGGACCTCCTTGTCATCATCGACGGCTAGCGATTTTATCATAAAGGAGACAGGCAATGGCAGCGAACAACCCAGCCGATGCGGCCGTCTTGAAAGCGGACGAGCCCAAGGCCCCAGTGCTCGATCCTAACGCACAACAGCGCCTTGACGAGCAGAAGGCGGCAGAACAGCAAGCAGCGGCCAGGAAGCCAAATGATCGCGTGGTGGCCGCCCGGAAAGCCGCCCAGCACCCGATGCTTTCCGCGGTCGCCGGCGCGAAGGCGCTCGCCGAGACGGCGTTTAACCATCGCGACCTGACGGCCCTCTGCCAGGCGTTTCAGATGCTCGCCGACGGCTTGCACCGGGAACACGGCGGCACACCCACCCGTACCTACGACGTGCGCTACCGGAACGCCGACGATCGCGTCATTACGACGAGCGTCGTTGTTGCGGACCCGTCCGGTGCGGCCCTGAGCCCCGAGGACGAAGCGGCTTACACGGACGATTACGTCGCCGCGGAAATGCGCGACCGCTACGGCGCGACCGAAGAGACGCGGTTCGAGCGGCGCCCACACGAAGACGCGCCCTGGGCGTAGCGGTGAAGAAACCTAGCGGCCCCTTGATTTATTCCATCTCGAAAGGGGCGGACTGTTGGGGTCGCGACGCTTTTTGGGCGGTCGTAGCCATCGCCGCTGCCATCTGTTTTGGTGCCATTAGATGTCTGACCTGATCGCCGTCGATAAATTCCGGCAGGCGGCGCGCGCAGGCAAGAAGCCTGACGCTGCCGTCTTTCGGGTCAGTGTCGGCGATACCGTCACCCTTGAAGGAGACAGACGGGCTGTCCGCTTCTGCTTCAGTGACGGCTCGGTCGATCGCATGGGCGATACGATCGCCGCGGACGGCTGGGAAACGACTTCGTTCTCGAAGAACCCCGTGGCGCTGTGGGCTCATGACAGCTCGCAGCCGCCGATTGGCCGAGCGAGCAATATCGCGGTCGAGAACGCCCGCCTCATGGGCGATATCGAGTTCATGGAAGCGGACCTCTACCCGTTTGCCGACCTCATCTACCGGATGGTGCAGGGCAAATACATCAGCGCCGTGTCGGTCGGCTTTATGCCGCTCGATTACGACTTTGCCGATGACTCGGCGCGGCAGCGGGGTATCGATTTCAAGCGTCAGGAATTGCTCGAAATTTCAGTCTGCCCCGTTCCGGCGAACGCCAACGCGCTGATCGACGCGCGGGCGAAGGGCATCGACACCCGCCCCTTGGTCGAGTGGGCCGAAAAGATGCTGGACGGCGGCGGCCGAGTGATTTTGCCGAAAGCCGAGCTTCAACGCTTACGAGACGCGGCAAAGGAGCCGAAATTCCGCCTCGATCCCAAAATTGTCGGGGAATCGGAGCAAAACATCCGTGACATCGCTGGAGTGCTCGTTATGGCGACGAAACCGAAATCAACCAAGCCGCAGCGCCGCGATACCGACGTCGATCCGCTCGACAGCACCGATATTCCGGGCGATGGCGATGTGATGGGCAATTGCGGCCGCCAGCCCGGCGAAGAATGCGGCATGAAGAATTCCGAGGAGTGCATGGTCCACAAATCGGACCTTCCTGACGACGGGACCAATCCAATGGACGAAAAGCGCCTCCAGGTCATGATCGACAAAGCCATCGCCGCGGCTCTTCGCCGTTTCGCGGCAAAGCGGGTCGTTGTCCGCGATGCCGATGGCGACACCGACGACGACACGCCGGGGCACGAGGAAGAATTCCGCTCGGCTCACATGCACTTCAAGATGGCGCAGGACTGCTACGACGCCGGCGACGACCTGCACGACAAGGGCATGAAGTGCATGAAGCGCGGCCTCAAGGCGATGGACGAGAACGGCGTCGAAAACGAGCCGGAGCCCGAGGTCGAGCCGAAGCCGGAAGAAAAAGACGATGAGCCGGCCGACGATGACGCGGTCGCAAAAGCCAAGGCGAGAGCACGAGTAAGAACGCTGCTCGCCGCCGCCTAAAGCCAACCGAACACACGACTTAACCCACCCCGCCTCGCGCGGGGTTTTTGCTGCCCGTCAGCCGCCTGGGCACCGGCACCGCAGCGTCGGACGACGCCGCATCCCACGATGGAGCCTCTCATGGCGAAACTGGCAGACCTCCTCGCCGAGCGAGGGGCTATTTCTGACGAAATGAAGGCGCTTCCGGAGAGCGATGACTTCACACAAAAGAAGTTCGACGCTCTTGAAACGCGGTTTAAGGCCGTCAACGACAACATCCGCGCTGTCGAGCGGTCCCGCGAGGTTCAGGCCCAGCTTGCCCAAGCGAGTGACGGCAGCGATGTGCGCGGAGCGGAGAAGCTCGCCTCCCCGGTTCCGCTGCCGGCTCGCGATCAGCGCCGCGGCTGGGATGCGGACGACTACCTGAGCTTTGCCCGGCAGCGCACCGGTTTCCGGCCACAGCCCGACAAGCATTTCAAGACTCTCGGCGAGCAGCTGCTGGCGGTCGCGAAATACTACCTGCCCGAACACCGGCACATGGATGCCCGGCTCGTGCGCGCTCCGACAGGCGGAAGCGAGATGGACCCGTCGACCGGCGGCTTCCTGGTGCAGACCGACTTCTCGACCGCGATCTTCCAGCGCGCCTATGACCTCGGCGAAATCCTCTCCCGGGTGCAGAAGCTGACAATCTCGTCCAACGCCAATGGAATCAAGATCCCTGGCGTCGACGAGACCAGCCGCGCAACCGGTTCCCGCTGGGGTGGCGTTCAGTCCTACTGGGTTGCGGAGGGCACGAGCGTCACGGCAAGCAAGCCGAAGTTCCGCCTGATCGAGCTCGACCTCAAGAAGATGATGTCGGTGATGTACGTCACCGACGAGCTTCTGGCCGACGCCTCGATCCTCAGCTCGATCGCCACGCAAGCGTTCTCGGAAGAAATCGTCTTCATGACCGAGGACGCGATCTGGGAAGGCACCGGCGCCGGCATGCCGCTGGGCATCCTCTTGGCCAACGCCACGGTATCGGTCGCCAAGGAAACCGGCCAGGCCTCCGCGACCCTGACGTACACCAACATTCTGGCGATGTGGTCCCGGATGTGGGCGCGTTCGCGGCAGAATGCCGTCTGGTTCATCAACCAGGACGTCGAGCCGCAGCTCTATTCGCTCAGCCAGGTCATCGGCGTGTCCGGCGTCCCGGTGTACCTGCCGGCAAACGGCATCTCGGGGGCGGCTTACGGCACCCTCTTCGGCCGGCCGGTCATTCCCATAGAGTACGGATCGACCCTCGGCACGGCCGGCGACATCGTTCTCGCGGACATGAGTCAGTATGTGCTGGCCGACAAAGGCGGCGTCGACTCGCAGTCAAGCATGCACGTGGCGTTTCTGACCGATGAGATGGTGTTCCGCATCACCTATCGGGTCGACGGGCAGCCTCTGTGGAACAGCGCGCTGACGCCGTTCAAGGGCAGCAGCACCAAGTCGCCGTTCATTACTTTGGCGGCACGCTAACTCCTCGTGAATTACTCGGGGTTGCTGGTGTAGCCCCGGCATCCCGCAGCGTCGTGAGGCGCCGCATTCCCTAGAAGGAGGCCACTCACCATGGCTCGACAGTACAGTTTGCCACAGCACCAAAAGATCGTGCAGATGCTGCCCCCGCAGACGACGAACGCGGCGGTCAGTTCTCAGGTCATCAGCCTGAAGAACGCCCACAAATGCTGGGTGGTCTTCGACTTCCTCAACGCTGTTGGCTTTGCGTCGGTCCCGACCCTCAACCAGGCGACCAGCATCGCCGCCGGCACCAACAAGGCCGGCCCGACAGTGCCGATCTGGGCGAACGAGGACACCGCGGCGACCGACACGCTGGTCAAGAAGGCCGACGCCGCGTCCTACACGATGACGAACGACATCAAGCATAAGCAGGTCGTGTTCGAGATCGACCCGTCGCGGCTCGATGTCAACAACGGTTACGACTGCATCTATTTCACGATGGGCACGTCGAGCCAGGCGACCAACTTCGTCTCGGCGACCGCGTACCTGATGCAGCGGTATCCGCAGGCGACACCGCCGAGCGCGATCCTGGACTAGCCCTCTACCCCTGGGGCTGGGGGGTGTGACGGCGGATGTTGGAGCCTGCGTAACAGCGGGCAATCCTGCCGCCGCTCCACTCTCGTTTTCTTCCGAACCGTTCAGCCGACTTTTGCGCGGCATGTAGGAGACTTTTGCCATGACCACCCAAGCGCGTTATAGCGGCGCCCGTCTGGCGTTCTTTGACCCCACTACGTTCGAGACGCTCAGCCTCGCGGCCCCGATCACGTTCAGCGACGACTTTATGAGCGCCGGGCAGCTCGTCATCCCGGCGGCAGGGTCAGCTGATCCGGGTGACTACTGGGTCAAGAAGCTCGTCGGAACACCGACCGGCGTGGCTGGTGTGGCCAATGCCGTTGGCGGCCAGGTGGCTTGCGCGCTCGCTGCAACCTCGGAGAAAGAGGATGCGGTCCTCTACTGGGGCGATCAACTTGGGCTTGACACGACCAAAGGCCTCGTTTTTGAGACCCGCTTTCAGCTGAGTGTGCTGCCGAGCGCCGCAGGCGTGCAGGCCTATGCCGGTCTCGCGTCCGCGTGGATTGACGGCATTAACAACAACACAGCTTACGCCCAGCTTTGTGCCACTGCGAACGGTGCGCTGCTGGTGCGGTCGTTCGACGGCGTCACCACGGTCTCGGCCGCGTCGGGGATTACGGTGCTGACCACGGATTGGGTGACGCTCCGGATCAATTTCGACGATTTGAACGATGTCAAGATGTTCATCAATGGTGCCCAGGTGACGACTGCCGGGCAGATTAAATGGGCGGCGACCGGCACGCTTGCGGTCTTACAACCATTTATAGGTGTGTACAAACCATCAGGAACCGGTGTCGCGTCAATTTTGACGGATTATGTGAAATCCTGGATGAACCGAGTCTGACCGATGATCCGCGGATACTTCAATCGAATGCTGCGGCGCTGGCGCGATAAGACCGGGGAGCGTGATCAATGGCCGGATCAATCACCGTCACCGCGACCGACCTCGGCGACGGCATCACGAAATACGGCGTCGCCTGGGTCTCCGACGCCAGCGGCGTCGTCTCGGCCAACACGTTCGGGGTCAAAAGGGGGGAAATCCTCCAGGTAAAATACATCCCGAATGGTGGTGGAACAGCCCCGACCGATCTTTACGACCTCACGATGCTCGATGCCGATGGCTTCGACGTCCTCGGGGGAACTGGCGCCAATCTGTCCGGCACGCTTGCGGCGCTCACTGTTCCGCTCTTTGGTGCCGGCGCGGCGTTGTCTTTCCGCATCTTCCTCGACCCAGGCCTTTTGACCCCGACGATTGCCAATGCGGGCAACGCGAAGGGTGGCACGATCAACCTCTACGTCGGCCTCTAGTGTGTGGTACAGCACGCTCCGGGTCACGAGCCAGCCAGCGGTTGAGCCTCTAACGCTGGATATCGTCAAGGCTCACGTCCGGATCGACAACGACATCGACGATACGACGCTGCTGCCGATCTATCTCGCGACCGCGCGAGCGAGTGCCGAATCCTATCTCGGCCGCGCGCTGATTACGCAGACGCTGGTTTCAACGATACGCCGGTTGGAAACGGATGGCCCGGGTTGGCATTGGGATTCCTGGGGGACCGGCTGGCCTTCGATATCCCGTACTGGCCGGCGCGCCATCGAACTGGCGAGAGCGCCCGTTCAATCGTTCACGTCGGTATCGATCCTCGACGACGCCGGAACATCAACTCCGGTCACCGCGAATGGCGTTTGTGATATCGGGCTTGACCCGGCTCGGCTTTACCTTGACTGGTCAGCGGTCCGCGACCTTGTCCCGCCCATTGCGTGGCCGATCCAGCATCTCGCGATCACGTTCACAGCCGGGTACGGGGCGGACGGCAGCTTTGTCCCTCAGCCCATCCGGAACGCGATACTGCTGATGACCGCAGCACTATACGAGCGCCGCGGCGACGAGGCCGAGACCGAAATGCCGAAGGCGGCCCGCTATCTGCTTGACCCCTACCGCATCCAGTTCTTCGGCGGCTGAGCGATGCCCGTCTACATCGAATGGTACTACGCCTATCTGCATCCCTGGGGGGTGTGGGTTTCTACGGATGATAATTTGTGGTCCGGGCAGCGCATGCACGAACTCGTGGGTTTCCACATCGGCGAGTATTTGCGCTGGGAAACCGAGCGGCCATACGGCTGAGAGATGCCGGAACCGATCAAGATCGGCCGGTTGCGCTGGCCGGTTCAGTTGCTCCGACGATCCCAGTTCGCCCAGCCTGGCGGAACCGGGATCGTCGAGGGCGAGGACGCCATTACCGTCCATGCCGATCTGCAAGCCCTGGGACCGATCCTCTTCTATGGTGGCGTGACGGCAAGCGGGGACAAGGCACCAACGCATCGCGCTATCGTCCGCTGGGTCGACGGCATCGACATGACCTACGCGATCCGGCGGGTCACAAATCGGCCGAACGGGACTCAGAAAACAGAGATGTTCCGGGTGCGGCGGATCATGGAAATCGAAGGCCGTAAGCGGTTCGTCTCCCTGGAACTTCAGTTGGAAACCGAGGCATAATAGATCATGGTAACCGATACCAATCCACTCTTTGAACTCGCTGCCAAAGACCGGCATACTGAAGATTGCTGCTCACGTCAGCGTTGCGGGGTCTGCGGCTGTCACGTCAGCACGTACAACGCGAATGCATCGGTCATCGCGCAGCGTCCAGAAGCCGATGACTGGGATTGGTGGGTTGCGTGTGACAACGCTAACTGCGAACACGCCTATGGCGAAGGGCTGTTTCAAAACCCGATCGGCTGGGTCACTAAGGCATGATGCGCCTTGTCATCAATGTGCCGTCGGGTTTCGTCCTCTCCTACGGCAAGAAGAACTTGCGCACGGTGATGCGCCGGGCTGGGGCTGAGGTAGCGGCTGCGGCTCGAGCGCTCCTGCGGGCGTCAAACGGCGGCGGCCGGTATTACGCGGTGCGCCACAATGGTGGGCTCGAGCTGCACCAGGCGTCTGCTCCCGGTCAACCACCGGCCTCGATGACGGGTCAACTCGCGAGCTCAATCAGGGTCAAGGTCAACCGCACTGGTGATGGCGTTTCGGTCAAGGAAGGCCAGTTCTACGGCAAGTTCCTGGAAACGGGCGCACGTGGTGGTGGTCCCGCTCGACGCAATCGACGGGTGCGTCAAGCCGGCCTCACGACGATATTCCCGGTCGGCACCCGCATTCTTGCGCCGCGGCCGTATCTGAGCGCTGCCCTGGAGCAGAAGGAAGCCGGGATCGCCGCCGACATCCAGGCGAGCGTGCTTCAAGATATCGAATTCAAGACGAGCTGAGCTTGTCAGCGGGATCGCCGTATTCTGATTCTAGGTTTTCCAGCCGGAGCACCTCTCTCAAACAAGAATGACATACGATACTAATGCTGTAAGTCGGCGGCCCATAGCGGCCATCCTCGCATTGATCCGCGCCATCTACGTCGAAAATATGAAAGTCACTGTAGGAAAACGGCGCTTTGCATAAAGGGCAGTAAATCGCCACCGGATCGGCCATCTAAACTCTCCCTGGGCATACAGATTTCATAGTACCTCAAGGGGGCGTTCTAATGAACCTGGACGCTCTCATAACTCAGCTTAAAACCGTCACGATCTTCAACGGCAACGTCGCCGGCGCAGCTGAGTACGAGAAGGGCGTTCAGGACCAGGCTTGGTTGAATTTGCCGGCCGCCTACGTCATCCCGCTCGACGACGAACCCGGCGAAAACCTCGATCTATCTGATAGCCAGCAAATCAGCGTCGAGCGGATCGGCGTCATCGTCGTCTTTAGCAATGCCGATGCGGTGGCCCTCGGTGATCGTCGCGGACAAGCGGCAAGCTCGCTTTTTGAACCTACCAAGTGGGCGATATTCAAGGCGCTGATCAACTGGCGGCCGGATTCCTCGGTTGAAAACCCAACCGTGATAAGTGCGACCGACCCCGGCGCCGATCACGCAGCCAGGGGGCTTTATTATGCCGGGGGCAGGCTGATCGGCTTCGACCTCGCGCGGTTGTTCTACCAGTGGGATTTTGCGCTCGAGGTCACGATCACCGACGACGACGGCTGGAAGGCCACGGGCGTCCCGCTCAACGAGGCGGATTTCCGCATCACCGGCGAGCTGATCTGGCTGACGACAAACGCTATCACGGCGGCCGGAAGCCCGGTTCTTCATCTCGGCACGGCTCCGGCTATCGACATTCGAGGGTATGGCGCCAAAGACCGTATGGTGCTTGCGCTTGGCGTCATTCCAGCTGACACGACGGTTCTCAGCGTCAGCGGTACGACTGTGACCCTCTCGGCCAATGTTCTCGCGCCCGGCATCGGTAATGGCGATGTGATCGAATTCTACCCGGTCTTGGCCGGCGAGAACGTCGCGCTGCCTCAATAGCTATTCGGGTCGACCAAGCGCACGCTCGACGGTCGCCTGTTGTTCTTCGGTGAGCAGTTGCCAGGGGTCTTGGTGGTAGTTGCGAAACGCCTGCTCTCGGCCATCTGGGGCGCAAGCATATTGAACGTGATAGACCGCGTTCGCCTCGATGAAGAGATCAATTGACCAATTACCGAACCTGATCGTCGGCTCGTACACCTGCCGCCAATCGGCATCGTTCGCCGTGCCGATCTCGCCGTTCTCGACAGCCGCGAGGATCGCGGTTTTAACCTCCTCTGCCTCGATTGCCATAGGCAGCCGAATTGCCGATATGCGCTCCAGCGCATCGACCGCCACGAAATAATCGATGCGTCCTGGTTGAGTGGCCCGTGTCTCGACCTGGACATCGCCAGCCGCAAGCCCGAGCTCGCCGCAGATTTCGTCAGTCGCTCCCCTAATCGTGGAAGCCGGGAGCGGCTCGAATTGCATAGGAAACCGCTTGTGCAGCCGGTGCATTACCTCGGCCAGAAGTTGGTTCTGGGTCATCGTTTGGTAGCTCCTTTGTCACCGCAAATTCTACCTGAAATCAAGGAAATCCGCCATGTACGTGATCCCCGCGCCTGGGCTGTCGATCGTCGACCCGGATCGACACGACGTAATCCCGCCGGAAGGCCGTGACGTGCCAGAGCAGCCTTACTGGCATCACCGGTTGCGTGATCGAGATGTGACGCTCAAACCGGTGCCGGTCATCCTGCCGCCGCCAGCACCAGCACCGCCCGTGCCCCCCGCGCCGGCCACTGATGCCCCGCGGACGAAGGGTAGCGACGCCTAGCCTCTAAACACCGCCCAAATGCTGCCTGGGCAACAGCACCGCTAGCGTCGGATGACGCCGGCCATCCATCTCGAATGGAGCCCGTCACATGCCTGTCCCGTTTCAGCAGATCCCGGCCAATATCCGCGTACCTCTCTTCTATGCGGAGGTGGACCCGAGCCACGCCAACACCAACGAGCAGACCTATCGATCACTGCTGATCGGCCAGCTGCTGCCCAGCGGGACGTTGGCGTCGGTTGCCAACCTGACGACCAATGCAACCACGGCATCGGGCGCAGCCGTTTTGCATTTCGTGGCGGGACCGGTCGGGGTTGTCCCCGGCATGGTCGTCACCGACACGACCGCGCCCACGGTCATCCCGGCGAACACGACCATCCTCTCGGTCGACACGACCGCACATACCGCGACGATGTCCGCGAACGCAACCGGTGCGGGTGTCGGCGGGACCGATGCGCTGGTGTTCACCACGCCCTACACGCCAAACCCGATCCTCATCACCAGCAAGACGCAGTGCGACGGGTTGTGCGGCATCGGGTCGATGCTATCAAACATGGTCGCGGTTTATCGGGCGAACGACGCATTCGGCGAGATCCGCATCCTGCCCCTTCCCGACGATCCCGCCGCTACAGCGGCAACGGGGACGATCACTTTCGGCGGTACCGCAACCGCGCAGGGCGTTCTCTCGCTCTACATCGACGGCACGCTGATCCCGACGGTCATTACCACGTCAATGACGCCGACGCAGATGGCGACCGCCGTTGCGGCGAACATCAATCTCGCGAGCGACCTTGAAGTGACGGCGTTGGCGTCGGCAGCGGTTATTACCCTCACGGCGCGCAACAAGGGCGCGGTCGGGAACGATATCGATTTCCGCCTCAACTATCTCGGTTCTATGCAAGGCGAGGTTACGCCTGCTGGCGTGACCGTAGTGCTCTCGACCCTGAGCGGGGCGGTGTCCGGCGCGGCGACACTGACAGGGGGCGCAACCAACCCGTCGACGGCCCTCACGACGGCGCTGAACACGCTTCCCGAGGACAATTACGACTTTATCGCGCAACCCTACAGCGACACGACCTCGCTCGACGCATTCAAGACGTTCCTCAACGACATAACGGGTCGCTGGGCGTGGTCGCGGATGCTCTATGGCCATGCGATGACGGCGAAGCGCGGCACTGTCGGCACCCTCACGACCGCGGGGCTGCTGCGCAACGATCAGCACCATTCGATCATGGGCTTTTACGACAGCCCGACCGCGCCGCATGAATGGGCAGCGGCTATTGCCGGGGCCGTGGCAACGAGCACCCGCGCCACAACCGGTCTCGGGCGCCCGATGCAGACGGTGCCGCTGGTCGGCGTCAAGGCTCCGCCGCGGGTGTCCCGGTTCATCCTCACCGACCGCAACACGCTTCTGTGGTCCGGCATCTCGACTTTCATGGTTGCGCAGGACGGCACTGTCGCGCTCGAAAACCTGATCACGACGTACCAGCTCAACGCCTTCGGCCAGCCCGACAATTCCTATCTCGAAATCGAGACGCTGTACCTCCTGGCGTACATCCTGCGGTTCCTCAAGACGCGGGTGACGACCAAGTTCCCGCGCATGAAGCTCGCGAGCGATGGCACCCGCATCCCGGCAAACAGCGGCATCGTCACGCCATCGATCATCAAGGCGGACCAGATCGCGGCATTCTTCGATCTCGAAGCCCTCGGGGTTGTGCAGGACGATGTCGATTTCGTAGACGAGATCATCGTTGAGCGCGACTTGGTCAATCCAAACAGAGTAAATATTCTTTGGCCGGGTACGCTTTGCAACCAACTGCGCATCTTTGCCTTGCTGGCACAGTTCCGCCTGATACCTGACTCGCTCGCCGCATAATCGAGCGCGCCGCTTTACTTCAGAATACAGGAGATAGTCTATGGCGACGCCCGAGCGGTTAGCCGGCACAGCCTTCTGGAGCGTTGACGGCACGTCTTATCGTGTCGTTGGCGAGGTCGAATGGTCGCCGTCCCAGGTTGAGCGCGAGTCGCTCAGCGGGATGGATTCCGGCTTTCACGGCTATTCCGAAAAGCCCGTCCCGGCGTTCATGTCGGTGACGGGTCGCGATAGCCGCGGCGTGTCGGCTGCGGCCTATGGCGCGATGATCGGCGTCACGGTCGTCTTTCAGCTGGCGAACGGCAAGACCGTGATCGGGCCGAGCATGGTTCTGGTCCAGAGGGTCGACGTCAATTCGGTCGACGCGACGATCCGACTTCGCTTTGAGGGCGAGACGGTGATCGAAAGCGGAGTCGGCGGGTAGCTCTGGGTTGCGGTAGATGCTGACGATCTGGCAAGAGCAACTACTGCCGGCGAGTTTCCGCGGCGTTCCGTTCGTCGTGCTCGATACCAATCTGCGCGGCGGTCGCCGTGTGGTCGAACATTCTTACCCTTTTCGCGACGTTCCGTGGGCTGAGGATCTCGGCCGTAGCGCTCGGCGCATATCCTTTGATGGGTTTGTCGTCGGCGATGATGCCGGGGCACAGCGCGATGCCCTGGCTACCGCCTGCGAGCAGAAAGGTCCCGGACCTCTTGTTCACCCTACAAAGGGCTTTATTCAAGTCGCCTGTCAGGAATTTGAAACCGAAGAGCGCTGGGACAAGGGCCGGGTCATCAAGTTCCGCTTCGTCTTTGTCGAGGCGGGAGAACTGCTATTCCCTGGTACCAATACCGACACGCAGGCCAATTCTACCGCGTCCGCTCTTGGTGTCGATACCGCAGCAAACCAGGATGTCGCCAGTTCCAGTGCGGCTGTTGATGGCTCGCCGGCCCCGACCGGACAGGTCGATATCGGGCTGCCGCAAATTGTTGGGCTTACTCCGGCAACCCCGCTCCCGGATCTGGCCGGCTCGACAAATCAGCTGGTGGTCGTCAACAGCCAGCTTAAACTTAACAGTGTCCCGCCGCTGGTCTCCGGCCCGGCTCTGAACCCGCCGACCTGACATGCCCGCCAGCTCAACCCTCGAATCCTCGATCGGAGAGGCCGCAGCGCAGTTCGGCGCGCTGGTTCTGGCGGACGCGCAGGACGCGACGGCGCTCTATCGCGTTGTCTTTGGGCTCAACGACGGGAACGATTACGGCCGATATTTTGTCGGTCAGAACCCATTGGTAGCCTTTACCGACGCGGCGGGTAGTGTAACTGCCCTGATTGCTCAAAGCGTCACGCTCACCGAAGAGGTCAAAGCGGCGATTGAAGCTCTGAACGCAACGGCGACCAGTATCTCGGCATTCGGGCCGGCGACATCGGTATTGACCGAGGCTCTCCGGACGGCCTGTGCAAATCCGGCCGACGCGGTGCGGGTTCTGATCGCCCTGGCTGGCTTCACCGCGGTGCTGCCGAGGCTGCTCAGCCTGTCGGAACCGATCGGTCAGCAAATCTACGTGCTCAGCTCTTATGCGGCCCTGCGGCTTCGGCTGGCGGCTGCAGCGAGCCTCATTAGGGCGACGGCCGATTACATCCCGACCTCACAAGCCGACGCGCTCTCGCTGCGCGATGCGGTTGCGGACCTGCTCGATAATCTGGCGCTGGTCTGTGCCGATCTCTTCGATGACGCCAGCTACAGAGCGCTTGACGCGGCGCGGGTTGCGGTTATCGAGGATTTGACGGCACGCGGGGGCACTCTGTCGGATATCGTCGAGCAGCAATTCAACGCATCGCTACCCGCAAGTGTGATTGCGTACCGGCTTTATGGCGATGCAACCCGCGCCAGTGATCTCATTGCGAGGAACGATGCGAACCCGCACCCGCTTTGCATGCCGGTGGTTATCGAGGCGCTGGCGTTTTAGCCTTGGTCTCAAGCCACGCAATCTCAATCGTGAGCTGATCGTCGATCAACCCCATGAGGCACGCGAGACCTGCGGATAGCGGAGACGAGCCATCCCTAGCGCGGGCATCGTTAGCCAAAATTTTCTTGTCTTCGGTGATGATTTGATCAGGCGTCTTTGTCAGCAGCTTTTCGCTAGTTTCTATGGGCGGGTTTGGCAGATCCGCGACCGTACATTTTACCTGCGCCATAGCGGGAACGGACAGTCCGACTACGAGGGCGGCGGCGAGAAGAATTTTCACGAGAATCTCCCAAGGCGTTCGATAAATGTGGCTCTCCGGGCAGGTCTGGAAAGCCCCTAAGTGGGTGATATATGCCGATCTCGCCCGATAGCGAAGAATTGACCATCAAGGTCGGCGGCAAGACCGTCGGGGGCTGGGAACGGTTTGCAGTTACCCGCGGGGTCGAGCTGCTGCCAAGCACCCTCACGGTAGACCTGACCGAGGCGTGGCCAGGACAGGCAGCGAACATCACGCTCGCGCCATTTCAGGAATGCTCGGTCTATCTATCCAACGATTTGATATTGACCGGGTACGTCGATATTTACGAACCCCAAATATCTGTTTTGCGGCACGAGGTCAGGATCGGGTGCCGGTCAAAGACCGAGGACGTGGTCGACTGCTCGGTCGATGTCGACGCGCTGAGTGCTTCAACCGGGACATGGGCGATCACCGGCGGGACGATCGGGTCGGTTGCCAGGATGTTGGTCAAACCCTATGGCGTCGCCGTCATAACGCCCGACGATGATCCTGCTCTCGACCCGCAATTCCCGGTCTCAGTCGAACCGGGGATGACCTGTTACCAGTTAATCGAGTTGCTCGCCCGCCTGACGCAAATGTTGGTCTGGGACAACGAAAAGGGCGAACTCCTCATCAGCCGGGTTGGTACGAAACGCGCGGGCAATCCGCTGGTTGAGGGCATCAATATCGAGGTTGGCGCCGCCCGGCTCGCTGGCGATCAGCGATATTCACGCATCGTCGCCTTCGGTCAATATCGATGGTCAGACACGGCCGGTCCGCACATTAGCCTGAAATATGAGGCAAAAGACCCAAGCGTGCCTCGAAATCGCTTGCTGATGGTTCCGACTGACATGCCTGGCCCCGACGCGAAGTGGCTTAAACAAAAGGCAGAGTGGGAAATCGCCCGCCGTTACGGTCGCTCGCGGGCCGTGCGGTGCACGGTGAGCGGCTGGCGTGATGTCAATGACAAGCTCTGGACACCAAACACGCGCGTCAAAATCACGTCGCCGGCATTGAAGATCACCAACGAAGACATGCTGATATCTCAGGTAACGTGGATGCGTGACGAGCAGGGCACGCGGACGATGCTGTTTTGCATGCCGCCCGAAGGCTTGATGCCGGGTCCGTTCCACTTCAAACCGCTTGTTGATCTCGATCCGAACGCCCGCCCGAACCCGACTGGACAATGAGGTGAGCCGTGGAAGGTGAATGGGATTGGGCGGCCTACGATCGCCACCAGCGCACCGCAAACCGATCGCACAATGCGCTGGGCAGCGTGACCTTGACGCTGCCCGACGACACGACCGCGGTGCAGTCGCACCAGATCGAGGGTCATGTCGGCGAGGTCCGCAACGGCGCCATCAGGCTTCAGGCCCCTGGGTTCTCGTCCATGCCGCTGCCGGGCGCGAAGGGCATAGCGCTTTACCCCGGCGGCCAACGGGCTAACGCAGTCATCGTCGCGACCGAGGATACGCGATACCGGATGAAGGGGCTCAAGCCCGGCGAGGGCAATTTTTACGGCGTGGACGGTGCCGACGCCAAGGGTGAGGGCGGCACGGCGTGGTCCGCGCTAAAGGCGCTGTCTGGCCAGATCGCGAAGCTGTGGGGCAAGACCATCACCATAGGCGATGGAAACACGATAACGATCAACGTGAGCGGTCAAACGATCAACATGACCGTCACGCACGGCGATGTCGTGGTCAACGGCATCTCCATGGTCCATCACACCCACCCTGATCCGCAGGGCGGCTTTACCGGGCAGCCAGTATGAAATCCATCACCGCCGAGCCGACTGAGATGGTGCTGATCCTCAGCAAGCCGCTGAGGGGCGCCGACGACAAGGATATCCTGGAGCTTCATTTGCGGGAGCCGACTTGTGGCGAGCTGGCAGAGGCCGGCAGCGCCGCCAATGGCTATTATGGTGACATCACCTTGCTGTCGCTGCTTACCAATCAGCCCGATTTCGTCATCAAGCGTCTTGGCGCATACGACTTCACCAAGGCGTCAAGTTTTTTGGGAAGCTTCGTCAGGCGCGCCCTGACGGATGGGAACAGCTCGTCGCCGACCTCGGCAGGCACTACGCCGGCAGCCTGACGGTTGCCGACATGATGAAAATGACCGTCAGCAAGAAGCCGCTCACCGGCCTTTTGTGGTGGTTAGAACAGGCAAACCGCCAGATCGAGGCGCGCCGACCCCCAACACGTGTGGCCAGCGATGGCGAATAGCCAAGGTTTCGCAGTTCGCATCGGGGTCATTGACGAGGTCACGGCGCGCGCCGCACAGATCAATCAAGCTCTGCTTGGCATCGGCAGGACGGCGCAAAAGACTGAATACGCCGCTGGTGCCGCACTCGATCCTGGAAAGATGCGCCGCGCCTACGATGAGATGCGGCTCAATGTCCGCGCGACCGGCCTCATCGTCGGGCAGACGTTTGAGCGTAGTCGCCGAGTGCTCGGTGAATTTGGTAAATCCGCGCAGGAGGCGGCTGATCATCTCGGGCGCCTGAGCCCGGCTCTGGGTGCGCTGGGCGCGATCGGTACGGTCGGCGGCGTCGCCACGTTGATGAACAACTTTACGACTTTCTCAACCAACGTGACGCACGCGAGCACGGGCATCGGGATCTCGACCAAGGAATTGCAAATCTGGAACGGTGCGGCCGAGCGTGCTGGAAATACTGCGGCCGAGATGCAGACGGCCCTCGGTGGAATAAATAAGGCTAGCCAGGAAGCGCGGCTTTACGGCGGCCCGGCATTGGGTGTCGCAAACCGCTTTGGCATCAATCTCAAGGGGAACCCGGCGGAGACGATCCGGGACATCGCCGATGCCGTCAAACGCCTGCACGAACAGGGTCAGTCCGCCGAGACGCAGGGGCAACTCCTCGACGTATTCGGCATACCTCGCGACATGCTGTCATGGCTGCAAAAGGGCCGTGCAGGCCTAGACGAGCTGACCGACGCGCAGCGCAAGTCGTCGATTGTCACTGACGAAAATATCGCCAAGGGCGAGAAGCTGGCTTCCGCTCTGGCCGGCTTGAAAACCTCGGCGACGAATACCGGCTATGCGTTCGCCGGTGATTTTGCGCCGGCGGTAAAGACGGCGGCCGATACGGTCGCGCACTGGCTCGATGTACTACAGAAAATGCCGGCTGCGATGACGGCGATCGAGATCGGCGGCGCGGCGCTTGGGGTGCTATTCGGGGTCACTCTTGTCGCGCAGCTGGGTAGGTTCGCCGCGAAAGCATCGGCGATCTGGGCGCTCCCGCTCTTCCGGTTTTTAACCAGTCCCCTCGGCTCAGGGCTGATCATTGGTCAGGGGATCGGCGGCGAAATCACCTCGCACCCTGAGAAATACCCGTATTTGCAGTCACCGTCATCGCCGCGCCAGCCTGGTGAGACGATGGGCCAATGGCTTGATCGTTCCGAAAAAGAACGAGCCGCTCAGCAAGCCTCACCGGATAAGGGTGGTTCGATCTGGCAGCGCTTAGGCCGCGCTCTGGGCATCACCGCGTCGGCTGCGCCGATGCCCGGATTTGCGGCTGCCGGCGTTACCGCGAACCGGGCACTCCCTGTAGAAGCCCGCGCTTTTCTTGACACGATCGCGGGGCCAGAGTCGGCGGGCAGTTACAACGCGCGCTGGCCCGGTTCGACATTCAGCGATTTCTCGAAACATCCCATGATTCGCGCGCCTGGTCCCGAAGGCTCAAGCGACGCTGCGGGCCGTTATGAGCTGCTGTCGTCGACTTGGCGAGCTAATCTGAAAGCGATGAATTTACCGTTAAATACCCCGTTCGACCCCGCGCACCAGGACCTGGTGGGTTGGAATAACGCGGTCGAGGCATATAAGAAAAGCACCGGCGGCGATTTGCTGGCTGATCTTAGGGCCGGGAAGGTGAACCAAGCATTCGCTGTTATGCGTTCAACTCGTCAATGGGATAGTGCGAACCCAGGACGATATGGAGCGAATCTCCAGCGCGAGGGGGTGAATACCCCTACTGCTACCGCCGCCGCACCTACTGCTACCGCCGCCCCCACTGCTACCGCCGTCGTTCCTGCCGGCGCCGCAACCACTGCTACCGCCGTCGTTCCTACTGCCGCCGTTCCTGCCGGTGCCTCTCCTGCCGGCTACGGCGCCCCTGGCCGGCGGGCCGATGGCAGCTTCACGGACGATAACGCCGGCGTTAGAGCGCGAGCGGCGGCGGCGGCGGCGGCGGCTCCGGCCGCCGCTCCGACAATATCGCAAGCCGGCCTACCATCTCTTCCGGCTAGCTATGTTTTCGGGGACCATCCTCACCCTGGTAAGTACTGGAGAACCGACCGAAATACCGGCCATCGCTATCTGGCAGAAAATCCGGTCCCGCCAGACCCGAAGGCGCCCTGGCTACAGCCGGGATACGTTTTGCCGCCTCTGACGAGCGGTGATGCGCCGCCCGCCAAGCTGTCTCAGGAAGCCCAGCCACAACAGGGTGCGGGCGACACCTCGCACGAGGTCACCGTCCACATCGCCAACGCGCCTCCCGGCACACGCGCGAACATCGCGACGGCGAGCGGGCCCGCGAAGCTGAATTTGCGGACGAGCCACTCTATGGACACTCCTTGGTGATAGACCTTCGGCTCATCTGGAACCCACTCGCCGGCCGCGCTGACATCGCGATCGTGAACGGTCAGCCCGATATGACCGAGGTGCTGGCGACGTGGGTGATTGCTTCCCTGTTCACCGATCGCCGCTCTGACCCTTCCGACCAATTGCCGCCGAACGTGACGGATCGCCGTGGATGGTGGGGCGACTCGTACGCCGATAATGCCGGGGATCAATTCGGGTCCCGGCTGTGGCTTCTGACGCGAGCCAGGTCGGATGCGAACCTGCCGATGATTGCACGCGGCTACATCCTGGAATCTTTGCAGTGGCTAATTTTGGACGGCATCGCGACCTCGATAGATGCGCAATGCGCCTTCAATCCTGGCGGTCAAAGTCGGCTCGACGCCTTTGTGACGATCAACCGAAGTAATGGGGATGCCGTGAACCTGCGCTTCGATAACGCCTGGCGAGAAGTAGCGAGCGCTTAGGATGACCTTTGCTCGCGATACACTTTCTACCCTTCGGCAAAAGGTTCTTTCCGATATTGCCGCGCGGTTGCCCGGTTCCGACCCGTTTGTCCGCCGCTCGCCCTTGGGTGTGCTTGGGACCGTCCTGGCCGGGTTGCAGGATGCGCAGTTCGGGTATCTCGATTGGCAATCAAAAGAGGGCGTGCCGTTTACCTCGGATGGCGAATATCAGGTTGCCTGGGGCGCATTGCGTGCTGTCGCGCTGGAACCACCCGTTGTGTCGGTCGGTACAGCGACAATCGCCGGCGCCATACCGACGACCCCTATTGCTATCGGCGCTTCCCAGCTTCAGCGCAGCGATGGCACGCTTTATGCGATCACGACTGGCGCCACGGTCGCGGGAGACGGTACGGCGACGCTCGGAATTACTGCTGTCGTAGCCGAGGCAGCGGGCGATTGCACTCCCGGCCAGGTGTTGAACTTCGTCACCCCGATCTCCGGCATTCCCGGAACGGCTACGGTCGTCACGGTTGGGGGTGGGGCGGATATCGAGACGACTGACCATTTCCGCTCCCGCATGCTCACAGCCTGGTCGACCCCGCCACAAGGCGGCGATCTTGCCGATTACGTCAAATGGACGATGGACAATGTACCATCCGTGACCCGTGCTTGGGCCGGGGGGGTGGGAATCTTCGGCGCCGGGACCGTTACGGTCTATTTTATGATGGACGATACCGGCCACGCTCCCAACGGGATTCCAATCGGTACGAACGGTGTTTCGCAATACGAAAGCCGCGACACTCCGGCAGTTGGTGATCAACTGCTTGTCGCCGACGCGATCTATCCGCTGCGGCCGGTCACTGCCTTAGTTTATGCCGTAGCACCGACCAGCGTTCCGCTCAATCTGACGATCGCCGAGGTGCCGGTCGATGCGACGATCAGGGCTAATATAGCCTTGGCGCTGGAGGGGTTGATCCTGCGCGAAGCCTCGCCTGCCGGGGTGCAGATTGTCCGCCGAATGGCGAACGGCCTGCTGAGCTTGCAGGCAGGCGGAACGATCCCGCTGAGCCATATCGACGACGCGATAAGCGCTGTACCCGGACTTGACCATTTTGTGCTTACAAGTCCCTCGGCGGATGTCGTGCTGTCGACCAACGGGCAAATATCGACCGCCGGCTCAATCACATTCAGTTAATCGGGAGCGCAGATGTCCCTTCTGCTGCTCTTCAGCGGGCCATCAGGGCCACCCCCTCCCCCGCCGACACCGATCCCGCCGCCTCCGTTTCCCCCTACGGCCCCCGCACTTACCGAGGATGATTTTCTCGCGGGGTTGCAGAGCCTGCTGCCGCAGGGCAGGGCATGGCCCCGAGACGAAGATGCTACCCTGACGGCATTGCTGCGCGGTCTCGCCAAATCGATGGCCGACGCGCACACTCGCCAGATCAATCTGCTGGTCGATGGCTTCCCGGCGACCACGGAAGAATTGTTGCCGGAGTGGGAAGCAACCCTGGGCCTTCCCGATCCCTGTGCCGGGCCCCTCGCACTTGTATCCGAACGGGTCGCGCAAGTGGTGGCGCGGATCAAGGGCAAGGGCGGTCAGTCCATACCCTACTACATCCAGTTTGCCGCCGATCTTGGCTACACGATCACGATCACCGAATTCGCGCCATATCGGGTTGGCCATCCAATCGGGGTTCCGATCTTCGGTGAAGCCTGGGCGCATGCGTGGGAAGTCAACGCGCCGGCCTTCACGGTGAGGTATTTCCGCACCGGTATCGATACCGCGGGGACGCCGCTGGCGGATTGGGCGGGCGGGGTCCTGGCCTGCGAGCTCAACCGGATCAAACCCGGCCAAACGATCCTCTTCTTCTCCTAAAGGGTTTCCTGCATGGAACGTGTCATTGCCGCCGATACGACTGCGGTTGGCGCGGGCGATGCGCCGCCCGGCTCAGGTACGCCGGGGGAATTTACCAGCGGCACTCCTGGAGTAACCCCGGCGACCGTCTTTCCGGGTTGGTGGATTACTCTTGTTCAGAGAGAGCTCGTCAATATAGTTCTGGCGGGTGGCTTGGCGCTTGACCAGACCAAATCAAGCCAGCTTTTCCAGGGATTGCTTGCCGCTGCGTCGATGACCGATACGGGCAGCGCCAACGCGATGGTCGTGACGCCTCCGGTCGCCGTCGTGCTCAACGCCGGCATGCGAGTTATCGTCAAGGTCGCTGCCACCAACACTTCGACAGCAGTTACCCTCAACGCTTCCGGTACCGGCGTCATCGCGGTCAAGAAGGCGGACGGCGTGACCAACCCAGCGGTCGGAGACCTGCTCGCCGGAGTCTATCACGAAATCATCTATGACGGCACGATCTGGCGGGCAAAGAACCTGCCGAGCGATTTCCCAGAACCGTTTGTAGGGCCGCTCAATCTCTCCGGAACCTCGGCCGGCAGCGTCAAGACCGCCGCGTTTACGATGGATCAGGCCGTCGCAATCGTCTCGCTCGGCGGCAAGTCCTACAACGGCATCTCGCTCAGCCTCAGCTTCGACGGTGCCACCAGCGGCGCCAACGGCATGGCTGGAGCGCAGAGCTTCCCCGCCGCGGCTCAGCTCGACGTTTACGCGATCTACAACCCGACGACGAGTACCTGGGCGACTCTTGGCAATGCTTCGGGTGCGGTCGGAGCGAAGGTCTGCCCGGTAGCGATGCCGTCTGGGTATACGGCTTCGATCCTGCTTGGGTCCTACGTCACCACGTCGTCCTTCTTCCGGAACTTTATCCAGTACGGCAACGTAGTCTCGACGGCCATGATCACGCTCGCGTCGGGGCTCGCGGCGACGAGCTGGACGTCGATCAATTGCGCCGTCTATCTCCCGGTCAACGCCAAGAGCGTTGGCGGCGAGGGGGGTATTGGCGGTGCGGCCACGGCGCTCGAGGTGGCCGCCAACAGCACTGGACTCGGGCAGCAATTCGCCGCGAATGGCGCGATCTCGACCGGAGCGTCGTTCTTCGTGCCGATCAGTGTGCCGCAAACGATTTATTACCAGAACTCGGGCGGCGGCGCGACCAACACGATCCAGTTCTCTTCCTACACATTCTAAAGGTCCGGCATGACCCAATACGTGCTCCTCTCGCCCGATACGACAAAGGTCGCGACGTGGTTCGCCGGCCCGCAAGAAGGCCAGGACAACTACGCCGAGATCGAAGACACGGACGCCCGCTATCTCGCGTATGAGGTGATGCATGCGGCACCAGCGGCCTATGCTTCAGCGGTCGCGGCGGGGTGTCAGATCGTCTCGACCGGTACACCGTCGATCTCCGGTACATACGGGATCGGTTCCCAGGACGAAATCAACCTCAACAGCCTCCAGGCCGGCATCGCCGCCAGCGCTCCGTGGTTGGGCGGCTATCGTGATATCGCGGGGGCAAAGCACACGATGACCGCCCCGCAGTTCACCGCCATTGCGACGGCGATCCTGGGGTATGTCGAGGCGCTCGACGAGTGGTACGCCGGAGGGTGCGTGGGTTCGGCGCCAGCTCAGCCCGTGACTATAAGTTAAAGTGCTCCTGCTGATGTCTTCGGTGTCGCCGGGTGGGGCTGACATCCCGCAGGGACATTGGTTTCCCTACACGCCGAGCGTGCGTACCGGGGCCGGGGTGCTGGGGGCCTTCACCGCGACCGGAATGTACGCGCAGGTCGGCGAGACTGTCTTCTTCCAGGCGCGCCTCGCGATCGCCGACAACGGCAACGCTGGGGTTTCAGTGATCCTGGGTTTGCCGCTTCCGGGAACTGGTGACGACATGGTGTTCCCCGGTCGGGCCCGCAGCATCAGCGGGAAGATGCTGCAATGCATGGTCGGCAGTCCGACCGAGATGGTCGTCGTCGACTACGCCAATCGCTACCCGGGACAGAGCGGTGAGGTCCTGGCTGTCGGCGGGTTCTATCCGACGAAGATCGGCTGAAATGCTGGGACGATTGACCCGTCACGAGGAAGAGGATCGCGCGCAGTTCAAGCGGGTGCGAAAGGATATTCGTGCCGTCGTCGAGAAGCTCGACGATCACGCCGTAAAGGCCGAGGCGGCGGTAAATGCGGCAGCTGATACAGCCGCAGCGGCGGTCAAGGAAGCGGCTGAAGAGCAGACGCAAGCCCTGGCTGCATCGACCGCGATACGCGAGCAACAGCACGCCCAGAACCGGGCTGACATCGCGAGCCTGAAGCGGATCATCTATTACGCGACAGGCGGCGCGGCTGTGCTTCTGTTCATCGCGAAAGAAGTGATCTTGCCGCTGCTCGTCCACGCTCCGTAAAAGGGGAGAAATTCCGATGGGTTTGATACTTCTGATCGTCGTCGTGCTGATCGTAGTCGGAGGATTTGGCGGAGGGTATTACGGCGGTTGGGGAACGCACGGCTATTACGGCGGCGGTATCGGCCTGGTCCTCCTGCTCGTACTGCTGCTCTTCCTCTTCAGCGGCAGGCTCTAGTGCAATGCCCCCTTTTGAATTTCATCACCACTATCACTTTGGGCCGGACCCCGAGGTCTTGCGCCGGCTCGATGCGATTGACCAAAAGCAAGACCTCATCCTGGACTTACTGCGCCGTCCGCGGGGCATAAGTCTGGGTGCTCCTGTAACGACCGATCTAGAAGGAAATGTCATTATGACTGCATTCGCGACCAACCTGCTTGTCTACTTCCCCATCAAGGTCAACGGCGTTGCGCCGCCTGCGGTCGACACGTTCTCAGCGGCACCGAGCGATCCATCAATGCCGTTCACGACTTCGATTGGTGTCACCCCCGGTACGGGGCCAGATGCTGGACTGCCGGCCGTCGTGGCAGCGGCAACGACGTTGGCCGGCGCGCCCAGCCTGAGCTTCGTAACCAACGACGGTCAGGGCGACCTCCCGGTGACCGATACGTTCGATTTCGTCGCGCCTGTGGCGCCGCCTCCGCCTCCGGGCCAGATCAGCATCGACGATGCCGGCGTTCAGACCCAGGCAAATCCGTCACCGCCGATTGTCTAGGCAATCGATTAGCTGAGCGAGGATATCGTCCCGGCCCCTTCGGGGGCCGGGGCGCTTTCGTCAACTACACGGAGGGTAGGGAATGGCTGAAACCGTACCGGCTCGCCCTCGTGACATCATTCCATCGCCTGATCCGAGTACGCTTACGACTGAGCAGCTTCACGATATGGAGCGGCAGCTTCGGCGGGAAATTGAGTGCGCTGCCGAGATAACGCAGGTTCGTCTCGATGGCATGGACAAAGCGATTGTCCTGTTCACTGAAAATCTGACGCGAGTTCCTACCGAAACCGATAAGCAGGTCAGCCACCTTAAAGAGCTTCACAACGAGAAGTTCGACAGCATTCAGAATCAGTTCGTCGAGCGCGATGAGCGAACCGAGCAGGCGGCGATTGCGACCAAGATCGCGGTCGATGCGGCGTTGCAGGCGCAGAAAGAAGCGGCTGGCGCGCAGAACGAATCGAACGCCGCGGCCATCAGCAAGAGCGAGGTGGCGACGGCCAAGCAGATCGATAGCATCGTTGCCCTTCTCAACAGCAACAGCAACGCAATCAACGACAAGATTGCAGTTCTTAATGGCCGGCTCGACCGCGGCGAGGGGGTGGATCGCGGCGCGCGAGAGACGCGCACCGATGCGCACATGTCGTCCGGGCAGATGATCGCAACCATTGTCGCGTGCGCCGCCGTAGCCATGCTGGTCTTGGGTATCATCGAACTTGTGCTGAGAACGTCGCACTGAGACAAGACGGCATCCGTCGCCGCTTTACCGACGACCTGATCCGCACCGTAACCCGAGAGGACAATATGCCCGCGATAGACCTCGCGACCCGCATCACGCCCGCGATGATCCCTGCGATGAAGGCGGCGGGTATTGAGGCTGTCTGCCGCTATTTGTCAAACAGCCCGGCAAAGAACCTGTCGCTCGACGAGGCGAAGCTGCTGTCTGCCGCGGGGATTAAGTGCGTCGTCGTCTGGGAAGCCCAGGGAGACCGCTACAGCAACTTCACGCCGGGTCAGGGATTTACGGACGCAGAGCGGGCGGGTACCCAGGCTGCGGCGCTCAATGTTCCGCCTCTCACAACGATCTATTTTGCGGTCGACTTCGATGCGTCAGGTGCTCAGATCGCCAGCGGTATTACCGATTATTTTCGTGCGGTCAGCGCCAAAGTCCTGCTGGCTGGTTATGGGGCCGGCGTCTATGGCAATGGTGCTGTTTGCGCGGCCATGCTCGACGCCAAGATAGCCGACAAAGCGTGGGTATGGGGAGCAGGCGGAACGAACGGCACGCAGGCTTTCATCGCCTCGAATCGCTGGTCAATCCGCCAGCATCCGACCGTCAATGAATTCGGCGCATCCGTCGATCCCGATGACGTGCAGGGTGACTATGGCGGCTGGCTGTTCGGCGGAACCGCAGCCGCGCCGGTCTTACTGGCATCCCCAGGGCCGGTTATCGCGATACCCGAAGCGAAGGCACTCCAGACGGCGCTCAAGGCTGCTGGGCGCTATGTTGGGCTGGTCGACAATGACTGGGGGCCGAGGTCTTCCGCTGCCCTGACGGCGTACTACGCGGGGGTATGAATGGCCCACTCGCAAGCCTGCTCGAGCTGCGCCGGCACCGGACTCACCGCACGCCAGCGCCGGAGTTTGGAGAACGGCACCCCCGACGCGGCTGACATCATCGGTCAGGTGCCGGGCCTCTGCGAGAAATGCGGCGGTTCGGGCGCGATGCCGCTTGATCTGAAGACGGTGACCGAGAAGAAAGCAGGGTTCGCGGCCGACAGTTTTTAGCGGCGATTTAAGCCCCGCTGACGCACGTAAGCCTCCGACCCTCCCGGAGTAGCTCCGGACCCTCTTCATCGCACCACACGGCCCGCGCTCGCGGCCTTTCTTTCCTGTCTGAGGACACACATGAATAACAACCCGCAAATCGTCTTTGTGAAGTCCCTTTTCACCTC